CACCTCCTACGGTCGTTAACCTAAGCCGTTACCTAATGGCCTAGCGCCAGAGTTTGTACCCTGGCGGCAGACCACTAAGTTAGTCTGCCGTGGCCGCTATCGCTTGCTAATGTCGTGGGGCGTCAGCTTCAGCTTGGGTCGTGGCCACAATCCGCTAACGTCGCCAACCTCATCCGCGTCATACACGGATACCCAAGTTTCCTGTAGGTAGCTTTCGCCGGTGTCCTGATACCGTTCACGCTTTTGGAATACCCAGCCGATGGGGATATCGCGGTTGTCGGCGGTCGTTACGTAGACCTTGGACATTGGCCGCCCGTACTCTCTGGCGTAACACTTGTAGATATAGCCGATGCTTTCCCCGTCCTCTACCATATCCGGCTCATCACTAGACCATACGCGATAGCCTCTATCCGCGTTGATTACGTCGGTCGTTACTGCTAACCGTGACATTGGTTCCCCCTATGCCCTATGCCCACCTATCGCTAGGTGCCTGTTGTTTCAGGCGCTACCCCTATCCGCCCGCTAGGGGTAACCGCACACTTAGGCTTACAGGGTCGCGTGGATCGCCTGTAGCACCTCATCGATACCGCCGTCCGCCTTAAGGTAGATCATTGGGTAATCAGGGATACCCTCTGCGACCTCATCGGTGAATTCGATAGCGACCTCCGCGTAACGCTCGTTATAGCCTGTGATCTTGACAGGTCGCCCGTAGAGTGAGTAGATCATCGATTCCTCTTATCGCCTTGTGGTTAGGCGAAAACTTGTGCGCCACTCCGAACGTTGAAGCTAGCAGTAAGGCAAGCATCCGAACAGTAGACGCCAGGATGCCCACAATGGCCCAGCCACTCATTGGTAGTTGCCGCGATTGGCCTACGGCACATCGTGCAATGGTCGTCATTCATTGACGCAACCATATCCGCGAACAGCTCCGCTCCTGTCATGTTGTGTTCCTCCGCTCGCTATCGGATTAGGTCGCTCGCCTCATCCGCAATACAAGTGTCAGGCCACCGGTCGGCAATTGCAAGAGTACGATAGTACTGACCTACATGACATAACTAGGGGCAGTTATCCACAATCCGCGTACTTATGTAAACCTGGGTCGGCGTCGTCGCATGAGCCGTAAGTAACTAACGTTAGGTAAGGCGTGTTGGTGGCCGCTGATTGTGTCATGGGCTGTAGCACCTCCGCGCCGTGCCAGGCGACAGATAGCCTGGTAGGTTGACATAACTAAACGTCGATGGTGAACCTAGCGCAATGGTGGCTACGCTGCTACAGGCGGAATCGACGTAGACGCGCTAGGATGCCCGCCAGTGGGCATTGAACCGCTGAACCATAGTCAGATACCACCGGGCATGAAAAAGCCCTCAGAATCGGCTCTGAGGGCTCTACGTTGCGTTTCGCCCGTTACTTGTTGCCGGTGTCATCGTTCGCTGCTGCTGTCGTGCCATTCCTACCCTCCTGATTGTGAACCTAGACCACTACCCCAGCAGACTAGACATTGCCGCCCAGGAGTAAACCTGAACGGCAATAGCTAGGCGACTAGCCTAACGGTCTAGTGCGATAACCTCGCCGTCGCGCAATGCCCGCCTATTGTCGGCAAGCTCAGCTGCCGTGAACAAACTGCGGGCATCGTAGCAGTAGACCCCGCCAGTCACGATATCAGGATTGCAGAATGTGCAATCCTCCTCCGGGTCATTCTCCGAGTGCGGAACGTCGCAATAGTTCGGTATCTCATTGCGCCAGTATTCCGCTGCCCGCTCGACAACCTCTTGCACAGCAGACTTGTCTAGACCCACGTAGACCTCTGACGGCTCAGAGTACCGATGGTGCCAACTGCCCGCGTAGAACTCGATTGCCATTGCTTGAACCTCCACAGAACTAAACCGTTTACGCCAGGAGCTTAACGATAGCCGCTGGAATCTTGTTGACCGCGCCGCATTCGCAAACGAGCTTGTTGTCGCGCGGAAGCTCAAACGCATAGTGCGAGTAGCTGCCAGATTCTGAAACGATACCTGAGCCACAATCGCCACAATCGACGTTGATTGCCTCTATCTGTACCGATGCCGTTACTGTCATCACTGAAACCTCCACAATTACTAACAGACTCTCAACGCTAGGAGTCTGAACACTGCCCGCCACCAACGCTAAGGTAACGGGCAGTAGTCAGAATGCTAGTTACTCGCCGCGCAGCGCTTCCAACTCCTGGCGTGCCATACGCGCAGCATCCGCCAGAATCCGCCAGGTTACCCACCAATCCTCACCAGACTCTTGGCCAGGAAGCTCACTGTACTCTGCCTCATGTATCGCTTGTGCGTAGTACGCCTTGTCAAAAGCCAACTGCGCTGCCCGAAGGTTCTGTGTCGTCATGGTTACGCTCCTATGCCTTCCAGATTGCCGACAGGTTATCAATCGCCTTACGAGCAATGGTCAGGTGCTCAGTGTTCAGCGCCCAATCCACCTCGCCACCGCCCGTCATGTTGTCAATCGCGGCATTCCTCGCCAGATCAGCGATCAGCGCCCATTCCCGTTCAGTTAATTCGATCATGAATCGTTGCGCTCCTCTTGAATTCCCTACCGGCCAGGGTGGCGCGGCTCATATGAGTACATTAGCGCCTTGACGGGCAATCGGAAGGTACTGGAGTACTGGAAAACGGGCAATTATGAGAAAGTTATCCACAGAATCGCGTAGTTATGTCAACCAGGCCAATGGCGGTCGTCACCTGACCCGCGTTGATCCTACCGTGTCGCACGCGACTCCTCATGACACGATCACGGACGCGCACGCAGGAGACAATGAGGGTGCCGAACGCGCCCAGGGGGTTATGGTGGAAGAGGGACGGTACCTCCTCCATGAATTTTTGCTATTTCGATTCAGTCGTTGTTATGTCAAGTAGCTGTATGGTAAACTATGGTATGGAAGTAATCACTGCGGACAAGACGCTGTTGCGGTACATTGATAAGATGCAGAAGGCGAACGCCGAGGACTTAGCGTTCTACCCACTGAGTGCGTTGGAGCAGGCGCTCGGGAAGGGGCGGATTCTCACGGTTAAAGAGAATGGGGAACTCGCTGGGTACCTGTGGTTCGGCGCTATGTGGACTGATCGACCCGTAGTGATTTACCAAGCCTGTGTCGATTACGAACTGCGGCGGCACTACCTCGGACACGCGATGGTCCGGCAGCTTATTGATTGGGTAAAGGCGAACGGCGGTGTAGGAATTAGGTGCCGAGTTGCGTCGTCGAATGAGTCGAATCAGTTCTGGCAGGCGATTGGCTTTCACTGCTTCGCTGTCGATCAAGGCGGGGTAAAACGGAAGCGGGACATCAATTCGTACAAACTAGACTTCGCTAACGAGGGGCAAGGAAACCTCGTAGTGCCGAGCAGTAAGAGTGTGGACCTGCGGAGCTACCAGAAGGACAAAGCGGCTGGAATCGCTATGCCGTCGAGGTTCTCGCGCAGCCATTACTAATCGGGGGTATAGTAGTGGTGAGGAGGCACGCATAATGGCTAAGCCACAGTTGATTAAGCAGGTCTACGAACTCGGGCAGTACAGGCTCACGTTCTGGGGGGATGGGTCTTGTCAGATTGAGTTGGAGGGTGAGGCGTTGGGTATTGCCTCGCACGATCAGTTGCTCGATGTGAAGCAGCTACTCGACATGGCAGATGCAATGATGATCCACCGCATCTCGAATAAGCAGCCGGACATGGGGCCAGACAACACAGAGATGAGTTGGTCCAAGTTGCAAGACCTAGCTGCTATTGTGAAGAAGTCCAGCAAGCCGTGAGTCCGCCGATTAACCTCGACGAGTGGCTCTGGGAACTCGGCTGGGAATGGTCGTCCGAGGACAAACTCTATTGGCGGTACGCTGAGGCGAGTTACCCCAAGCGCGACAGCGAAGAGAAGATCACCGATTGGGTCTGGCGGACAGAGCGGATGACCCTCACACCCTGGGAAGTCGAGCACCTGTGGGTTGAACACCTGCACCATAGGGATAACCCCTGGGAAGAGATTAGAGACAGCGAGGAAGGAGAAGGCGAACTGTGCCCGATTTGAACTTGCAATTGCAGAGGATGAACCCCATCGACGATGCACCAAAAGACGACAGGCACAGCCGGGGCTACACGATCCTGCTAAACCTCAACGGCGACGGCACGGAAACTGAAGTGTGGTGCAGCGCGTGTTGGTTAACTGAGATGGACTATCAACTTGGCGATGAGGTTGCTCAGTGACTAGTCGCATTGAGACTACGGAATGAGTAAAGTCGAGAGCGGCCTAACAATCAAACTCTACCGCGACCGCTGCTGGGTAACCGCTGACTGCACGGAGCTAGACCTTACCTACAAAGGCAACAACGCCAAAATCGTACTTCAACAACTAGGCGAGGCTATCGAGAAATGGAGGCCAGACATAGGGTATCCCAGACCGTTGGGTTTGCCCTCGCTGCGCTCGGAAATGGAGAAGCCCCCGGCGTAATTGCTAGGGGCTTCACTATTTGTTATGGAGCCTCCCCAGGGACTCGAACCCCAAACCGACAGTTTACAAAACTGCTGCTCTTCCAGTTGAGCTACGGAGGCTGGTGGTACTCCAAGTAGGATTTGAACCTACACTGCACAGGATTTAAAGCCTGCTGCCTCTGCCGTTGGGCTATTGGAGTATGATGGAGGTGACGGCGAGTTGCACGCCGTGTCACCGCTAGAAGCACCCGAATCCGTTAGGGAGGAACTAACGTTTAGGCCATCCGGCGGTCGATGCTGCTCACCCCCAAGTAAGAAGGGGTAGGTGGCCTTGGTATAAAATGCTTGGCGGCAACACCACCTACCCCGGAGAGGAACAAGTAAGTTTACCGGCGCTTCGCCTTCTCGTCAACCTGGGGTTCGAGGTTCCTCTCTTCGCGGTCCGGTTCGCCCAGCTTGCTGTCGTTCACGTCTGGGGCTGAGCGGTCTTCTTCAAACGCGGCTTCCAGTTCTTCCCAGTAACGCTTCGTGGCGGCCTCTTCGTCTTTGCGCCGCTTCAACTCCTGCTGGTACTCCTCGACTGAGTACACTTCGACGCGCTCAATGGCCCTCGCGGGGTAGAACACGCGCTTGCCATCACCGGCGAGGTGCATGTACCCACTGTTAGCAATGTCCCTAGCGACTAGCTCACCGCGCTCACCGCCGGTGTCCACCGACTCCGCGACTTCGAGGACTTCCCCATCTTCGAGGAACACGCTGATCCGATTTTCGCTTGCCATCTGTAACTCCTTCGGCTAGGTTATTTCTTCGACTTCTTCTTCGACTTCCCTGCTTCGCTTAGAGCGATGGCCACGGCTTGGTCCTGGGGCTTCCCCTCCTCCTTCAGCTTCCTGATGTTCTCGGAGATTGTCTTCTGACTCTTCCCCTTCTTCAACGGCATAGTTGTGCTCTGCCTCCATTACCACGACTTGCTCAGCGACGAACGCACCGAAGAGGTTCTCAGTTGTGAATATGCCGATAAGGTTATCCTGCGGCCCGTAGACCTCGACGATCCCCTGGTCATAACCGCCGAGCCGCGTTCCCTCTGCAAAGAAGTAGTTGCTGCCATCGACGGTGTTAACTTGGATCACGCTGGCGGTACCTCATGCTGAAGTGCAAACGCAATCGCCGCGCCTACCAACGTCAAGTATACCATGGCTGTGAAGAGGGCAAGCGCGTGGAGCCAAGGGTCATTCATCCCACAAATCCGTACAGTCCTCGACGAAACCACAATTCGTGCACACTAACTTGCAATGCAGGGACATCAACGGCGCTGAACAGTTCATACACGGGACGAAGGGACTCGCAAACTGCTCAGGCGGATCGTCCCTACTCTCACCTACATGGAACCACCAACCGCCGAAGCTAGTCTCCATCACCCAAAGATTATCATTGTGAAGCCCACCACGATGGCGACCCCACAGAGGGCTAAGACCAGCAACAGGAAGTAGTCGTAGTTCTCCATGTGGGTATTGTACCACGTCTAGCAGTAACTGAAGCCACACCCCTGGCACATCATGCAACCGCCACTGCTCACCAGTTTCATCGAGCAGTCCGGGCACCGCTGTGGCCTCCACGGATCGTCAAGCACCTCCATCGGCGCGACATGATTCAGGGATGAGTTACTCAGGGTATATTCCATCTTGGTCTCCAACAGCGACTACTTAGACGGCGGCTCTGTTTCTTCGATACCTGCGATCTCATCCCTGGGGCCGTCTAACCGCGTGATGAGTTCGTCCAACTTCTTCTGTACCGCCCAGTCGTTGCGGTTCTGTGTGTTTTGAATGAGGAAGACCATGAGGAACGTCACGATGGTCGTCCCAGTATTGATGACGAGTTGCCAAACCTCAGAGAAACCAAACAGCGGACCGCTGGCACCCCAGATCAGCACTACCGCTAGGGCAACGCTGAACACCCACGGGGAACCTACAGCGTGGCTAACCCCCTGGGCGATCTTGCTGAACACACGCTACTCTGCGTTTGTACGGTCAGAGGTGATCGTGGAGTAACGCCGCCAATCCCAAGGACTGTACCCCGGTCCCCACCACGGCTCATTCCACCAACCGCGTCTTGAAAAGTCAGGATGTCTGAATCGGCAGCAACCGGGGAGGCCGTCACCCACACAGTGGCAGACAAACACTTCGTCCATGCTGACCTCTAGTTAATGGGCTCTCGTGTCCCACAACTAGGACACCTATAGCTCCGGGCCATCCTATGCATGATGGCACCGCAGTTCTCGCAACGCTTCTGCTTTTCCGACAAAGCGGACTCCTACAAGGAAGTGCTAGCGATACACCTTATATACGCAAGGCCGCGTGTGGAAAGCGGGCTACCCTTCCGTATCGCCATGTACCCACGGGGCGAAGACGTTGTTCCTAACTTTGTAGAAAGGCACCTTCGCCGTAGACCTGCATTATAACACTTCCCTGGGGCAATGTCTATACTACAAATGCAATAGGCAAACTAAACCGGAGGGGGTTAATTCATCTCCACGGCGGTATTGTAGCACAAAGAAAAAGCCGGGAGTAGGTGCAAACTACTTCCCGGCTCCCAGGGGCCTCTACACCCGAACATGTAGGAGGTGACGTGCAGTGTGATTATACCAAATAGAAAGCCGGAAGAGAAGGTGCACTCCGTAGCTAGGGCCTCGGCATCTCTTCCGGCAGGAGACGTATCCGTATCAGAGCATCGGTCTGTGGAAACGTCGCTGCCATTATACCACCGCTTTGGCGTGCATCGTGGCGGCTATTATTTCGTCCGGCCCGTTCCAGGGAGCGACCACCCTGTCCTACGGGTGGTGCGACGGGTCTGCTTGCAAACGGCGTGTAACAATCCAACGCACGCCAATACACGCCAACATGTATATATGCGTGTTTGCGTTTGGCAGATGAGAGCTTTTTGAAACCTTTTCACCATTTTCTGTAATGTTGACACCCCACGCCCCAACTGTTACAGTGAAGCACGGCGCGAAGTTACTGGGTTGGGCTTCAATTTGCCCATTGACTTTTGACTTAACATAAGTTATAATCAGGCGCGTGACTGCCCCAACCCTGATTTACCCATCGGCAGCCCTCGGCAGCGCCTTCTCTGAGGTCGCCTCGTGGATTGCCCCCGCACGCGCAGCACGGCCCAAGGATTTCCAGTCCCGTCTTGATCGGTTCCGCCAGCGCCAAGGGTTTGCGCCAGGCCGAGGTCAAGAAGCTGTCATACGGGCCGTGCACGCTGCGGTCACAGGCGATGGTCCCCGCGAGATATGGGTGAAATCCGGCAAGCGGTCCGGCAAAACGACGTGCGCGAAAGACCTCATCGAAGAAGAGATGCAGTGGGACGAGGGGATCATTTGGATCGCCGCGCCGTCCTACCCCCTCGGGGATAAGATTTTCGACGCAGTAACCGAAGGCTTCCCACGGAACCATGTACGGAACCAGCCCCCGAAGCAGGCGAAGTTCGGTAAGACCGGCTGGCTGAAGGTCCGCTCCTGGGAGAACCTCGGCTCCATCGAAGGTGACGGTGTGATGCTCCTGATCGCTGACGAGGGGCAACTACTCACCTCTACCGCGTACAAGAAGCTCCGTGCCCGCCTAGTGGACACAGGGGGTATCCTGATCGTCTTCGGTGCACCGTTGCAGGACAGCGACTTCTTCCTCACGAAGTTCGAGCAGATTCAGGAAATGGAAGCCCTCTGCGAGCGGACTGGCGAACTCCCCACCGCGCGGACCCTGTACTTCAGCACCGAGGACAACCCCAACGTCGAAGTACAGATCAACCTCCAAGGTGAACGCCTAGCCCTCTCGCATGAAGAGTACGGTGAGATGTACCTCGGTGTGCCGGGCCGTCCCGAGGGCGTGGTCTTCCCTACCTTTAATAAGGACATCCACACAGGCAACGTGCCGTTCAACCCTGACCTCCCCGTAACCCTGATGGTTGACCCCGGCCAGCGGTGGTACGGCGTGAACGCGGTGCAAGTCCTCGGTGGGCAAGTTCGCATGATCGAAGCGATGAAGCTGGGACCGCAGGCCACTGACTACCAGGTCATCGCTGAAGTCGGCAAGAAACCTTGGTGGCAGAACGTCTACAAGTCCGGTGGTGGCCTCGTCTCCGATATCGCTGCGAAGGCCCACCGCGCGGAGTCAGAGCGCAGCACCGCCGATAACTGGGAGACCTTCACGGGACTGAAACCGGATATGCGCTTCATCGAAGTCGCTGCAGGTCACACCGTTCTACAGTCCTTCCTTCTTGACCCGATGACCGGCCAGCCCATGCTTATCTGTGACGCTACGTTATGTAAACCTTTCATCGAAGAGATGTTCAAGTACAAGTACAACGCGCTGGGCCGCCCCATCGACAGGGATAACCACAACATCAAGGCGCTGATCTACTTCCTCGTGGCCCGCTTTGGTTATACCCCCCTCATCGAGAAGAAGGCCAAGCCCGCGTATTCGTACCTCTCAGACCCAGAGCGAAGACGCCGCCGCTCAGTACGGAGAACCCTCTAATGGCTCACGTTGACGACGGCCTCGACGCTGAAGAGTTCTTCATCCTCCGCGATGAACTCTACCAGGACGTGTACGCCGCGCAGCACGATCAGATGCGCCAAGATGACATCTACTACAACCTCGAATACGCGGTTCAGGTTCCAGATAACAAGCCGATTTTGAAGCCGATGACCGCCCGTATCGCCGTGGACACCGCTGACGCGCATATCATCACGGACTTCCCACGTATTAAGGTGCCCCGGCGTAAGACCCGCAGCGATGGAATTGAGAAGGCGCAGGCACAGGCTGAGATGGCCCGCTCCTTCTATGAGACTCACCTGTACATGGCACGCCTCGGCACATCTCGCACTGACCCCATCTCGAAGGCGCGGAAGAACATGCTCCTCCGAGGCAAAGCTGCGCTCATGACATATCCCAACCCCGAGATCATCAGCAAGGAATGGGCCGACGAGTACAGCGACCGCGAACTTGACATAAACCGTTGGCCGATCCTCCTAGAGTCGCCTGACCCCCTGTCCTTCATGGAAGACCCCGACAGCGATCCCCCACAGTACGTTCTACTCATGAAGAACATGCGTTATCACACGCTCATGGGGTACGACTTCATCAGCGACGACGCACGGGACAGCCTTCAGAAGCAACTGAACTCAGGTAGAGGTAGATTCGCCTATACGACCGTCTGGGAATACTGGACACCCAATCGCGTCCAGTGGTTCGACGAATCGACAACCGAGATGCTCTGGGACTACGAGCACGGCTGGGGCGAACACCCATTCAGCATTGCATTCTCCGGCTACGGCCTTGAGAAACGCGACATGTCCGACACTATGCGAGTGGGTTCCCGACGCGCTGAGTGGGGCCAAGAGTCCCTGTCAGTCGGCCTGCTCACCCACCTCGTGAAGTCCGGTGTGCTCAACCAGGAAGCGCTCACCGCGAGTCAAGTCGCCTCGATGATGACCGACGCCGCGTGGGTGAACTACCTCCTCGACGACCGTATCGACCAGCAGTTTGCCCCAGGTAGCGGTATGGTCTACCCAATCAAACGCGAGCAGGGCGAACGCGCTGAAGATATGGTAGCGCCTGTCCGTGGCGTCCCCCCAGACCCATCACTCTTCGCGTACCTCCAAGGCTTGCAGCAGGAGAGCTTTGCCGCTACCGCCCCCAAAGCCGTACAGGGTATCCATGAACCTGGTGTCAACGCTGCCGCCCATGCCGCACAGAACTCAGCGGCGGCTCGTCTACGCTACGGCTCACCACTGTTCAACATGCAGCGACTCCTTAGCATGTCATGCAGCAAAGCCGCGTACTACCACGAGCACGTCATCAAGAAACCAATCACCGTCTTCGCTGGTATGCCCACAGCGATGAACGAAATCACCATCAAAGGCGATGACTGGGATGGCTTCTATTTCAACGAAGTGATCTTGCAGACGAGTGACACAGGTGAGAGGGATCAGCGCATCTTGACGGGTGAACGACTCATCACTACCTACGGTATGGACCCAGTGATGATCGCAGAGTCCCACGGTGGAATCGACAACCCGCAGGAACAGTGGCTCGAAGCTGCAGCGAAACGACTCATCGACGCGGCAGGCGCGGACATCCTCAAGAAGTCCCTCGAAGAGATGTGGGCGATCCGCAAGGCCGAAATCGACCAAGAGATGGGCATCACCCCAGACCAATTGCAGGGCCTCGTACCCCAGCCCGGTATGGAAGGTCTAGTCCAAGAAGACGCCGCAGCCGTAATGAACGAAATGCAGTCCTTCGGAACGAACAGTGGTGCCCCCCAGTCCCTCGTTCAGATGGACCGCAATATGAGGCGCACCGCCCAAGGACCGCCAGACCGCACCGGGCAAGACCTCCCGCCAATGGCACCCACAGGAGGCTACGGTGGCTAAACCCTCTGAGCAGATCATGACTGACCTCATGAACATGACCCTCGGTACGATGGAGCAAATCTACCGTAGCGTTGCTGCACGTCAGATGAACCCCCTTATCCTACGTGAAGAAACCCCCTACGAGAAGAAGAAACGCCTCGCTGAACCGGAACGCCACGAAGAGGAAATCGACGACCTGATTAAGGAGGCCATTCTTGGCTAGGCCAGCCGACCTCATAGACGAGTGGCTCCAGCAGACCTACGACGAGGACGAAGAGCCTACACCCATCGGCCCTGAAGATGACGATGAGGTTGACTTCGGTGCGCCGTATTCCCCACCGTCAAGTCCCAACCGTGGTCCCGCGCCGACTGGACCAATGCGTAACTTCGAGGATGACTTCGTACCAGGTGGCTTGGGACCGTCGCTGAACCCAAGACCAAATCCCGCCGCTGCACCACCGCCACCGGACAAATACCCGACGATTCGCCCTGAAGTCAAGCAGATCATCAATGACCTCGACAGGGAGATCACCGACCTCAGGCGAACGCTTAGCAATACCAAAGCGACTACGCAGCTTATCACGGGACCAGATGGCAAACCTGTAGCTAACCCCGACTATAACCCCAACTTCGAGCAGATGCAGAAGCGTCTTGCCGCAGCGGAAGTTGAACGTCGAAGACTATTAGCAAGCCCATCGAACGTTATCAAGCCGCAGACGACTACCGTAGGACCAGACGGCCTCACGGCGTACCAGCGGGAACAACTAGCACTCGCCAAGGATAAAGCTACCCGCGATGCACTGAAGGCTGAGTTCGACCTTGCTAATGCTAAACGCAAGGCTGAGCAGGATGAAGCGCAGTTTGGTATCACCCAGCGTAAAGGGACGCAAGACCTAGCCAAAGGTGAACAAGACCTCAGCAAAGGGGTCTACGACATTAGCAAGGCTAAGGCCGATGCTCAGCGTGCGAACGACGATGTAACGATCAACCGCAACAAGGAAGCCCGCGATCAGGCGAAGCATAAAGCGGACCTCGAAAAGCTAGGCTTCGACATCGTTAACGCGAAGTCCATTGCTGAGCGTAACGCCATCATCGCTAAGTACCAAGAAGACCACGAGATTGCGGACCTTACAAAGAAGTCTCTCGACATCAAGAAGTCAAAGATCGGTGTTGACGAGGCGCAGTATAATTTAGAGGCGTCAAAGCGGGCTGAACAGCGTCAGATTGAACAGCAACGGGCAACGCTGATCCGTCAGATCGCAGCGATGACCCCACAGGAACTCATCATGTACAAGGCGCTTAAAGGGCCTGTACCCGGTGGCGGTGAGATGCCTTCAGGCGGTGGTGGTAAATCAAAACACGCTGACCTCCTTGCTTCCAATGACGTAGTGTGGCAGACGAAGAATGGACCTCGCACCCGCGCTCAGATGGAGGCGGAACTCAAGGCACTGGGATGGGGTGGCGGTGATGTCCACTCCGCATACGCAAAGACTACAGGCGGCGACGTTCGATTGGAGAAACGGTAATGGCTGAACCAGGGGTTTATGTAGGCGACGAACGAGTAGATAACGGTAGCGGGGGCGGTGGCTCTGGTGGCGGTGGCGGCGGTGGTGACCCCATTGCTGAAGCCATCGCCCTGCAAAACCGCATGCAGGCTGAAGCGAATGCCTTCCAAGCCGCACAAGCCGCTGCCGCCCGTGCACACGCTGCGGAACAGGCACGCCTCGACCGTGAGTTCCAAGCGCAGCAGGCAGAGCTAGCACGCGCCCTCTCCCGCGAGCAGTTCGAGAAGACCTACGTTGAGAACAAGCGACAGTACGATCTCAGCAAAGCGCAGCGTGACCGGGAGTTCCTCTACAGTCAGCGACAAGCGTGGACCCAGTTCGCCACGAACTACCAGTTGCAGGCTGAGCAGATTAAGACTGCCCGCGAGAACTTCTACGCGAATCCTCGTAACCTCGTCCAGCGATTCGGCGCAGCTAACGGTGCGGACCCCGCTGTTCGCCAGTCAATAGAACGTGACTATAAACGCCGTGCTGCTGGTGGAATGATTACACCCGCTGAGTTGGCTTCAGGAATCGCGTTTGAATATGGTGTAGACCGCAACTACAAGCAGCCGTCGTATGAGCTTCCCGAAGCGTTCAACCCAGACAGGATGTACGCCGGTGCGCCTAACTCCATGCAGGCTGAACCCCCAGCGGCAGCTACAGGTGGCATAGTCAACATCTCAGCCGAGGAAGCACTCGACCTTATCGCTGCGAACCGCCCGAACATCGCAGAGCACTACCGCGCGAACGGTTGGACTATCAACACGCCAGAGGACATGCGCAAGGCTATCGCTGACTGGCTTCAGATGACCGACGACCCCAACGTCCTCAGTGTAGGTAGGAACCCTCAACAGTACGCGATTAAGCAGGGATTTGTGAAGCCCCCGGTTCCAGCGACTCCAACCATTCCAGGTGGTACTGCTCCGAAGGGTGGCGGCGGCGCGACGACCCAGCCAATCGGCGCTCGTGACCCAATGCTCGACCCACAGCAAGCACGTATCCAGCCTATCGCACCGGCGAACCTGCTTACACCGGCAGCGCAGCCGACTATCAGTCAGCCGATGGGTAGCAACGCCTCGATGATCTTCAACCCAAGTAACTCGTTTGTTGACCCCGCTAGGGCACCCATACCCCCGGCTGCCCTCGGTTCCGCTGGTCGCTACGTCAAGGTACCTGACCTCGGTAACAGTGAAGTAGCCAATGACATCGAGCAGCAAATGTACCTTCCGACGAATTACCCAGGTGTACAGGAAGGTGGACCCCTTAGATGGGAGTACGCTGAGATCGTGAATCGTTAGGAGTAACCAATGTATATATCCCCACGAGGACTACCAACATACGACCACACACCACGCTCAGTTTACGATAGGTGGTTGCGCAAACAGCAGAGCTACTACCCCTACGGCGGTAACCCTGACTACGTTGATGTCAGTTCCGACAACGACATCGTGTTCAACCTCGACGAGACCGCTGAGGCGCGTGCGATCTATGACAGACTGCGCGAACAGTTCCTCGGTCACACCTTGAGTACCAACGAGAACGCTATCCGCGTGGACCCGACGACTGGCCGCGCCCTCACAATGCAGGAGTTGCAGCAGCAGTGGGAACCCAGTCTTGGCAAGTTCACGCCACGGTCGGTCTTCTCCTACAACGACTCGATGAAGGGTGACTACCGCTACTACGACTACCTGAACGAAGCAGGCCGCAAGCGCCTCTACGGTGATCCCGGCTACCTGCGGGATGTCTTCAGGCGGACCCCTGTACCCACTCAGTTGGGGGGTATCCTCACGCCGGACCGCATTCGGGAACTCCCTGGCGGTCAGGCTGAAATCGGTGCTATCTCAGCATACGATCTGAACCGCCTTGACTCTGCGCATAGGGATGCTCTCGGCTCATTCACCATGGGTGGCGGCGAAGAACTCGAAGACTACATCACGCGGTCTCTACGCAATAACGTAGGTACGCAGCGAGGATTCAGTCGTGGCTTCGCATCGCCAAGGAGCTACTACGGATAGTGGCTAAGCCCTTTATCCCTGAGGAAGAGTACGATCCATACGCCCCTGTAGAACCAGCAGCAGAGAGTGCTCGCCCTGGCGGTGACCCTATCTCTGAGGCTCAGGCGATTTGGGATGCTCAGAACGCGACCGCTCAGCAGCAGCCAGTATCTCCTGCGCCTGTGGAGGAGCCTTCTCCAGTAGCAGTTCAAACATCGCCTCCTGCGCCCGCGCCCCAACAAGCCCCTCCTGTAAGTTCTCGACTGCCTGCTCGTACAGCCCCGACGCAGCAACAGCCGCCCACCAAAGGGCCGCAAACTCCGGTTTCACCGTCTGTTTCTTCGCCGCCTCAACCGTCTCGGCTAGTTCCGCCTTCGACATCACGTCAGCCATCGGGCAACCTCCCAGCGAATTTCTACAAATATAAGGACACCATAGCAGACGCAGCCAAGAGGCACAACATCCCCGCTGCCGTTCTCGCTGGACTGCTCAACACTGAGTCCAACTACGACAACGATGTAATCTCAGGGAAGCGCCTCTCCTCGGCTGGTGCTGGCGGCATCGCTCAGATGATGGAAGCTACAGCCAAGGAACTGGGCATCGACAGGTTCAACCCAGAGCAGTCGATCTATGGTGCTGCTGCTTACCTTGAGCGGCTACAGAAATACTTCGGCGGCGACCTTCAGAAGGCAATCAAAGCGTACAACACTGGCGCTGGTAACATCGAGAAAGGAATTGAGTTCGATGAGACCCGTATGCACTCAGAGCGAACGTGGGCTTCCGCAGGACTCTTCGAGCAGGAGTTTACAGGCACTCAAGACCCTGCGAAAGCGAGTGCGCCGAAGTCTGCGCTTGCTGGCGTACTTGACAAAGCTCGAACGCAGGTGGGGAAACGTTATGCGGGACCAGTCATCGGTGAACCTGACGCCCTCCGCTGGGGTGACCCCGGATACGACTGCTCGTCCTTCGTCTCTGCGATGTTCAAGGAAGCGGGGATCAGCCTAACCCCGTTCACCGACCGCATCGCTGATGAGACCGACGAAGTAACCGGCAACACGGCATCGCGGCCTGGTGACCTCATTCTCTTCAAATACGACGACCAGTACCAACCGGGAGTGAAGTACCCCCACGTCGGCATCTACCTCGGTGACGGCAAGATGATCGACGCGAGCTACGGTCGGGGTGTTGCCATCCGCTCGATTGAGGAAGTCGATCAGCAGTTTGAAATCCGCCGCGTCCGTGGTCTCAGCGATGAGGAAGCACAAGCGATCACCCAGCAGAGTGAAGCTACCGGCGCTGAGATCAACGAGCAGCAACCCCCTTTCGGCGGTCGGTACGTAGACCCCGATGAAGGTTCCGCCGCTGGTGTCGCCCAGTCCTCGATAGACCCTCGGCTGCAAGTCCTCCTGAACCAGCAGGACTTCAACCCGGAAGACCCGACAGCAGGTATCCCCCAGATCAGCGCCCCACAGAGTGGTGGCGGTTACGGCGGCTGGGGCGAACCTGAAGTCAATCCCACTACGCAGCTAACCTACGACTACGACCCGTATGCACAGGCCCCTGCTGGCGCTGAAATCGAACAGACCGATGCTGTCGTTGACTTCATGGATCGTGTTGGCAATACGGCAAAGGGCCTCGGCACACTCGCTGGAATCCTACTCACTGGCCCCGTAGGAGTCATCGGTGCAACGATTGCTAACGAACTAGGCGCACCGACTGGCGCTGATGATGTGCTGCCACTCATGGACAACTCACTGCTCCGTGACATGGATCGTGCACGGGGTGGTGTTGTCGGTGCTCTCGGTGCAATAGTCAACGGTGGTGACATCCTCGGTGAAGCATGGAAGGGCCTCGAAAACCCACAAGAGTTCTCAACTACCGGCCTCCTGTATGAGAAGGCAAGACAAGAAGGTAGAGAACCTGGCCTCCTCGAAGACATCCTCGGCTTCGCTGGTGATGCTGTTCTGGACCCCGCGAACCTCGCTGGTGGCATCGGTGCTATCGTCAAAGGCGGCAAGCTCATCGGTATGTCCGACAATGTGCTCGTGCCGCTGGTCCGTGCCGCTGACAACGCAGGTATCGGCGGCGTCCTCAAGACCCTCGACCATAACGCTGGCCGTATCGCCAAGGAACTTGTCCAAGTCTACGCTGATGAAACCGGCTCTGCTGCCGTGCCCTCTGACCTCGCTGCGAAGATCACCTCAGCGATCCGGCGCAACGCAAACCAAGCCGACGTTCAGCAGGAGATGGACCGCCTTAGCCAAGTGAGTAACGCCTTCTTCAAAGGTGAGATCATCGACGATCTTGCGAAGAGCATCCCCCAACTGGACAGTTCACCAACCGCTGCGGTGAACGCTATGCGCCGCATCTCACAGAACTTCCCGCAGACTGATCTCATCATGCGGACTGCTGCCCTCGGCCCAGACCCAGGGAAGACCATGCACCCAGCGGCGCTTCGCGGTAGCATCGTTTCATCGGAATCCGCTGGTGCTTGGGCACTTGAAAAAGACGCCCTTATGAATCAGTGGACGAAGGTAGGACGACGGGTCTTCGGGAAGAACCTCATGGACGGGAAGCAGGATATCACCGCTGTCCCCTACGACAATTCATGGGCACCACCACCTGGGACCGTCCGTGATCCTCGGCACACCCTTCGCCATATGATTGAACGCCCAGACCGCTACAGTTTCACACCACTACAGAAAGAGTTTATCGAACGTTTTCAGCGTGACATGATAGGTGACGGCAGCCCCAACAGTGGTGATTGGGCAATGACCAAACGCTTTGGTGGTGGTGACGAAGAGCTTGCCCCCATCACTGGTGGCCGATATTTCCCGACGCTACCGTTCCAGAAGGAAGACATACCGTTCCAAGGCACCGGCTCAACCATGCTGTCGAATACACAGTTCTTCCAGCATGAGCGTGCTTTCCAAACAATTGAGGACTTAGTAGAGTCAAAACCTAACTTCGATTGGGAGCCTCGCTTTCCCGTTGCGTATGGCCGTCGCCTCGATGCTGGTATCACTTCACGGGCGAACCTGCTATTCACCTCCGCTGTGAAGAATGCTGGCGTCTCCCTTGAGCTTACCCCACAGCAGACGATTCTAAAGACAGTGCAGGCACGACTCAAGCAGCGGGAACGGAACTTGCAGCGACAAATCACCGAGACCTCTGGTCGCGTGAAGCAGCAGTGGGTTTCCGCTAACCGGGCTAACCGCCTCGGTGAGTTCCTCGAACAGCGTACCGACGACTACCTCGCTGGTAAGGTTGGCGAGCGTGAGATGGAACTGATCTTCGCTAAGACCCTGCCTGTTGAGAAGGCCCTTGATGACCTTATGGTTGCGGAGCTAGACCTCGACCACGCTGAGGAAATTGCACGCGCCACGGCAAGGCGTCTGAGCGATCCTATAACCGACCCGACGTTCAACACACGGCAAGGCGGCACGGAGTTCTCGAAGCGGATTAACAAGACCGAAGGGCCGATGCCTAAGCTTGACATCGAGAAGTACGTCCGCAATCAGCCTGAAGTCAAGGCAGCGAAGAAAGCCATCCGCAACGCTACGAACGAACTGAACGAAGCAGAGCGTGTTGCTGGTATGGCTACGATCCGTGCCGCCAAAGCCACTGCTGCCTTCGAGGAAGGTGCATATCAGACGGGTAAAGTCAGCAAGTTCGCTGACAAAGAGACCGCTGACTTCCTAAAACAAGAGGCTAGCCTCGCTGATGCACAGACCAAACTAGCGGCTGTTCAGAACCGCCTCTCCACCATCGTTGGAAAGATCACCCCATCTGTCCCCGAAGGTTATGTAAAGCTCGACCAGTCGAAGGTCCGTATCCCCGCGTTGCAAAACATGGCCTTCCCACCTGACCTTGCTAGGGACATCCAATCAGTGCTTGAACGCCCCGAAGCTGAATGGATGCGTATCGCTGGTGGCATCAAAGGCGTGACCTTCGGCTTCGACCAGTCGGCCCTCGGCGTCCACAACTTCATGTCGATGGCTGTGAGTCCTGTGGACACCGCCGCTGGCATGGCCGACTTCGCTATGCGTGCTATACGCAAGGAGAACTTTGAGCACAAGATTCTCGAATGGCGTGAGAACGGTCTCATGGATAGGGCGCGTAAGCATGGCCTCATGATGTACGGCGTGCAGAATGACGTTGAGATCAACCGCCTGCGGGGTAATTTCCAATCGCGGAACCCCTTGATGAAAGCCGCTGCTGTCAACAACATGATGAACGACGCCATGTTCGGGCGGTACCTCAATACCTTGAAGATGGAGCAGTTTGACCTGCGTGCCCGGTTTTTCCAGAAGATTGCTGGCCCAGGTAACGAGGACGCTGCATTCGACGCTGCCGCTGACTCGGTGAACAAAACGATGTACCTCGTGAACAGAGCGAGACGTGGGCTGTCTGCTGACCGCGCTGCGAAAGAAGGTCTTGCCCTCACGTCGAGCAGCTTCGTCCGTGGCCCCATCGAGACGACTGCCGACGCTATCGCTGGGTTCGGTGGTATCAAACCGATGGTTGAAATAGTCCTCAACAGAATGGACGGTATTCCCATCGAAGCAGCCAGCATGCGGCAACTGTGGTCGGCCTTCGAGTTCTACACGGGGCTCACCACGACTGCTGCCCTCGCCGGTGGTATCGCAGCAATTGTTGGCCTCTCCCCCGAGAAGATGGCCGCTGTGGTCAACCCCCTGAGTGAAGACTTCGGTGACCTCTACCTACGAGGTTCTGACCAACCACCGACAAGGATGGGTCTGCGGCAGATCGACTTCATGAAAGCACTGATCCCCCACAAGGATAAGCGCACTGGCGAGACAGTATGGGACTTGCCGAACTGGTTGACTGGACGCCTCGGCCCTCTTGTACAAACTGGCTACGAACAGATTAGCAACAGGGACTACCAAGATAACAAGTTGTTCTACGGTGACACGGCTCAGCAGTTTGGTCAACGCGCAACGCACCTTGTTAGTGGCGCACTCCCCGTCTCGTGGGCTGGCTCCATAGGGGATGTTGCCAAAGGGACAGGCCAGCAAACAATGGACGCTGGTCAAGCCTTCTGGATGACCATGATTGAGTTCTTCGGTAAGAGCGCACCTATGGCTTCACCGTCCTTCAAGGTCAACCAAATCAAAGAGGACATCGCCGCGAAGACTGGCCGCCACATCAATGACATCCGGCCAGAGGAGCTTGAAGCCGACCCCCGGTACGCTGCTGCCCGTGCTGCCCAACTGCAAGAACGTGTCCGCCAGGAAGAAGCAGGCAGTGAGTATGCGACGTACCTGAATAAGAACGCTGAGATCACGAAGACCTTCAAAGACGCGATGGACCGCAACAGAGAGATATTCCTTGGGAATGTCCCTGGCAAGTCCATGACGATCAAAGAGTGGACTGACGCGCGGCGCGAGCTTATTCAGAATCGAGTCGCCTCATCGAAGCAGACCGCACTCGACTTCAAGGCTACCGTCGCCTACTTCAACAAACTCGAAGCTGAAGAAGCGAAGTCCGGTGTAGTCACTGTGAACTCAGCCTATGGTGAATACCTGAAGATGTTCGACCAAGCAACGGTTGACGGTGCTATCGACAGCGATACTTTCGACGACCTGCTTACCACATGGGAAGAGAAGTACGCCTCTCGTCCTGACATCATGGAAGAGGTCAACCGTCGTCTCGGCACTGGTGTCGAACCGATGGACACTGCATACCGGCAAGCACGGCAGGTGATGTCTCCGTACCTCAGTATTCGCAAAGACCTCGTGAAAGAGAACCCCGCGAACGCGAAGATCGAAGAGTTCATCAAAGAGCAGGAACAGGCAATCAAAGGCAATCAGCAACTCTCAGCTACAGACAAGGTGGCTGCACTCGCTGAAGTCCAGAAGATTCCCCAAGTCCGTGCGTACTTCGAGCTAATCAAAGCCCGCCAAGAATGGATCGTCAAAAACAACCCCGACATCGCGTTGGCGGTCGCCCAATGGTACCCGGAGTCCCATGCCGCTCGCTACCTCAAGAAGAACGGGTACAACGCGCCGCCGTTGAAGATTCCCAACCCCACCAAGTAAACATAACTACTTGACAATAACTAGATTTGCCCTTATAATGCGGGCAGCCTAGTTATGTTAAGGAGTTTGCATGCCCGATAACGAGGAGGTTCAACCTCTTGCCTCCGACGCTGATCCCGTCGAGCAGGAATTTGAGCCCAACCAAAACGAATCGGCTGAGGAAGAGTTTGTTACAACCGGCCAGTTGTCCAAGCTACGGTCTCAGATTGAAGATGAAGTTCGACGGCATTTCAACAGTGTCGCGGACAAGCAAAATGCAACACTCCAGTCAAGGCTAGACCAAGCGACTCGTGAAATCGAGAAGCTACGTCGTGAACGTGAAGAGGCAGATGTCTCAGAGCGGACTTACGACCAGCAGACTGCGTATTGGCGACAGCGTTACGAGGAAGCACAGGCTAAACTCGACGCCATGCCCAATGCGGAAGTCATCGACAAGACGATGTTCGCCATGTCCGAAGGGTTCTCCGAGGCCTTGGGACGAGACTGGCAGTCAATCATCAATGAGATGGGTGACGACGCACAAGATTGGGGAAGGTTCGCCAAGCGTCTAACGAAGATGGCCCAAGGCAACTCGCAGCCTCCAGCAATGGACGTTGAGGAAGAGGAACCACAGCCAACCCAACGTAAGGGTCCACAGCCCTTGCCCTCAGGATACACCGCCAAGCCCCCGTCTCGCAGTGCTCCGGTGACCAAATACAAAACGCAATCACAAGTCCGCATAGCACATGCCAACGGTGAGATTGATAACAGTCAAGCCCGCGACTTGCTAAGCAGACTTCCGGCATAGGAGCCAGCTAATGTCAGGTCCGATTCTGGCGGGAACGGGCAACCAACTCGACAGTCTCGCCACAATCTACAGTGAGTTCAAGCTCACGTATGAAGAGAAGCCCCTGATGCGCTCACTCGCAACTCAGCGGACTCTCAAGGCTAACTCTGGCCGGAACTACGAAATCCTTGACTACTCGAACCTGCAAGCCTATGAGCTTACAGACGGTGTAGACCACACCATCGAGCAGGAGATTTTCGACACTCCGACCAGCTTCACGCCGAATGAAGTGGGTCTCAAGCTACTCATCGCTAAGACTACGCTTCGTCGAATCCCCGATCCCGGCTTCATGAGCAAGGCGGGACGTATTGCCGCGAACGCATACAACACGAAGGTTGACCGTGACGGCGCGGATGAAATGACTTCCTGGACTCCCTCTATGGGTGCCGCTGGGACAGTTGCTTCACCGGGTCTGTTGATGTCCGCCGTCGCTCGTGTGCAGACTGGTAATAAGCGCCGCACCTCCACTACGAACCCCGAGCCTGCACAGGGCCGGATCGTTGGTGTGTGGCACCCCTACGCTGCGCATGCACTCGTAGGTCGGCTCATGCCCCTCACCGATGTGCCGACTGGTACTAACGCCTACACAGGTGTTGCCAACGGTACGACTGTCGGCCCAGGTGCTCGTGCCCGAACTGATGAACTGCTTGCCAAGGGCATCGCTGCCATTGGTGAGGTCAACGGCTCGCGGCATTACATCTCCAACAACCTTCTCGTGGACGCCAACGACGATGTAAGCAATGCGGTCTTTGACCAGGATCGCTTCTATTTCATCAGCGAAATCGAACCCGACGAAGGTAAGGAGTACGACAACTCGCATCGAGTGTGGGAGCTTATGATCGCGGGAAGTTACACGTATGGAATCCACAAGCCCAGCGTCGGCGGCATCGAAGTCATCACTGATGCCTCTACGCCAACGGCATAAGGAGCATAGACTATGAGTTTCTTCCCCTCTCACATCGAATTTCGGGACGGCGAGCAGTACGAAGTTACATCTGATCAGCGATTCCATATCGGTGAGAAGATGCAGCTTGCGGACGGTCGGACGTTCCGTTATGTCAAGGCAGGCGCAGTCGCACTCGTCAAGGGTAACCTCTTGCAGAGCGCGGCGAACATTGCAAATCACCAGGCGATGACTCCTACGGCTGCGGCTGTGGGTGCCCGCGAGGTGACTGTAACCCTCGGCGCTACTGCTGCGACTGCCAATCAGTACCAAGGTGGCTGGCTTGTCATCCGCACTGGTACTGGGTCACCGCATATGTACCAGATTAAGGAACACCCCGCAGCGGATGCCTCGGCTACGCTTGCGCTGACCCTTGAACTGGGCGTGAAGGTGGCAATCCCGGCTACGGCCTCCTCTGCTGACCTCATCACGAATCCATACTACAGCGTCATCGTGAATCCCACATCCCCCACTGGTGTCCCCATCGGTGTGGCGTGCGGCACGGTGGCAATCGGTGGATTCGGTTGGGCTCAGACTGGTGGTCACGGCCTCGTGCTGACCAACGGTACGGTGGTTCTCGGCAAGACTGTGGTTCCCTCACTCACCACCGCTGGAGCCGTGGACGCAATGGCTCTCACTGAGGCCACACCGAACACTGGGTCGGATCAGCCCGTCGTGGGTGTCGTCCGCAAGGTCGGTGCCTCTACCGCGCATAGCCTCGTGGCTCTGGCACTGGAGCCCCGCTAAGGTGAGTGAGCCCTCCATCTGGTTAAGTGACGACGTAATGTACCGCCTTGGTCTGGGAGATTTGGTACCCCAGGGGCCTAACCAGCAAGCGTACATCGACGACTACACTTACCGGATGGGGGGCCGCGCTGAGAAACCTACTGAGCCGCTGGTGCTCACTGACCCATTTGGCACTCCAGTCTTCCTAGTCGGTGCAGGTGTCACCGAGGCTGCTGAGTTGCAAGATATCGCATACGAACAGATTGAATCGTTTAGGACGCACGCGGCGATTGACTTCGACGAATGGCGGGATCGCAAGGGACTAGCCTCCCGTGATGGCTTCGCTGAGAAGTTAAAAGACGCGGCTGAGCAAGCGATCAACGCAATGAAAGGACGTAAATCTTGGGCAACGTAGCAACAGTGGAAGCACCGGCACCGGAGCTTAGCAACACTGCGAAGCGTATGTTGGAAATCGACGCGATGGCCGATAGCATCGAGACCGTCGAAGCACTGAACATGGATGCCAGTGTTGATACACCGGAAAGTGCGCTGACCAACAGACCGCCGCGCGAGGACGAACCGTACATCTACCACCGCACCCCTGGGAAGATCACCATGTGGAAGATGCTCCCCAACGGGAAGTGGTCACCACGGATTGTCCCCCGGAAGAACGCAAGGATTCTCTTGAAGGAAGGCGGCTGGACCGTCGAGAACCCCGGACCGCAGGGTGTTGAACCCTTCTCCAATTGTGATGTCTGTGGGAAGAAAATCTTCGATAACTACGTGTCTAATCCACGGAAGGACGAAGGTGGGATCGACCTTGGGTTGAAGACGGTAGCCGAGGATTCGACGAAGCGGATCGCCATCGTTATGCTGAACCATGTGAAGGACAAGCACCCGGATCGCCCTGACCTCGCTACGGCGTTGCAGAAGATCGTGAGTAAGTAATGCCAGAGCCGTATGATAAGGCATGGTACAACCCACTCGTCCCGATGCCAGGGACGTTCCAGCAGATTGATGACCTCGACCCCGCGCTTGGTCTGACTGTCCCAACTGGTGCGAGGGCGGCGCTCATCTCCTGCGAAGGCGCGGACATCCGCTGGACCGACGACGGCACGACCCCCACGGCGGCAGTTGGTCATCTCTTGCAGACCGATGCTACGATGGTTGTCTATGGTAGCCAGCAGCTTTCGGCTATTCGATTCTTCGAGACTGGTGCCACCGCAGTTCTAAGCGCGTCTTACTACAGGTAAGCCGTGGCTACAACCCTTGCGAACCTGCTGATTGGATTCAGCAAGGAGATCGGTGACTATGTAGCTGGGACCACCAGTGCGGCTGGGTCCACCACAACTACCAAGACCACTGGCTTTGCTGCGTTTGCCGACGATTGGTTTGTCGATCAGTACTACTACTTCACGGCGGCTGACGGTTCTGTAACCGCTGGCACTGTCCGCAAGATCAGTGCGTCTTCCACCTCCGCTGGAACAACTACCTTCACGTTCTACGACGCGGTGGCAAGTTCTACCACTAGTGGTAAAGCCTTCTCGATTCACAAGTTCGACCCCAACTCAAAGATCGATGCGCTGAACCGTGCGCGACATCTCGTCTCTATGGATGTCATTCGTCAGATTGCCGACGAGACGATCCTCCTTTATAAAGGCCAGGAAGAGTACGAGTACCCCGCTGACCTGATGTCGATCCCCACAGCTATTGAACTTGAAGAGCGTATCCCCGCTGACTTCGAGGGGAACCTCCTGACGAACAGCGGCTTCGAGGCTTGGGGCGCGACCCTTCCCACGGGATGGACATCGAGTGCTGGGACTATTGAACAGGAGACTATCACCGAGGACTACGATTACTACGTCCGTGAAGGCAACTCCTCGGCGCAGATTCGCCACGACGGTATTACTGGTGGGAATCTCATTCAGCAGGTTGCTACCGACGAGTCGATGAACGGTCGGTCGATCTCCTTCTGGGTGGATGTCTACTCACAGGTTGGTGGGACAGACATCGGTATTCAGGCGACGGCAGCCGTATGGTCTACAGCACATGGTGGGAACGGTTGGGAACGACTCGAAGTTACCACCAATGCAGCAGGCTTCGACGGTGGTGGTGACGACCGTATCACCTTCCAGATTCGAGTTCCTGTGGGTGACCCCAACGTCTTCGTTGACAATGCAGGTGCCTGGGCGAAACCATGGCCGATGCGCCGCAGGTTCACACCACTCGACGGTTGGCGAGCGCGGCACGATGAGCGTATCCTAGAGATTCCCCGGCAGACTGGTAATGGCCGATTCATCCGTATTCGTGGGCAGGGTGTTTGGCCAACACTTTCTACGAGCCAGAGCTTCGCTGTCGATGAGCCGCTAACCTTCGGCTTGTACTACATGGCCGCCGCCGAACTCTACTCTGCTGAGCAGGGGCAAAATGTTGGCCTCAATGGAATGCGGGAGTTTGAGCAAGAGATTGCGCGGTACCTGATGAAGTATCAGGAGTTTATCAAGCACCCGACATTCAATAACCAGAGGACTGCCCGCCCCCTCAGATCGACTGTATAATGGCAATTTCTACAAATCAACCGTTCGACCTCGTTGTCGAGAACTACGACCCATCAACTGATGAGGTGATGAAACTCCGTGTGGCTGTCGATGAGAACGGTGGCCTGATGTACCGTTCCCAGTTGGCAGCGCCGCTTCGTCCCGGTATCAGTGAAGGGAACTACGAGGTTGCTGACGTTCCTCCCGACCAGGAGATGGTCTTCTCACAGACAACTTGGGAAGATGGCATCGGTGAAGTTGAAACGAATGCTACTACATCTCGTCGCGCTGCCTTCGCCCTTGGGGTAGATACGCGCTGGCCCGGTCTAGCAATCATTGGTCCTGACATCAACGCTGGGACATTCAGCCACATCGGGACGCCAGACGATGGACAGATCATCGACTTCGAGGAAGCCCCGACCACTGCTGGTGTAACAAACCTCTTCGCGTTGACCCGCTACGAGACAACGACTGGTGGGCAGGGATACCGCTTGAGTTCCGGTGGGACGGCGCTACAGGGTATAGAGGTCTTTGCTGCTGTTCCGCTCGATTTACAGTACCACGATGCTAGACTGTGGGTTGCCCTTGGAGAAGGAACGCTACCTCAGTATAGCACGAACTATGACACGGCGACTCCAGCGAGTGTAACCTTCGCCGCTGCCGCAGCTTCGGTACCTGACGCCCGACATTTCGGTGTGTTGAACAACGTTCTCTGCTCAGTTTCGTCGAGTGGTTCCGTTGCAAGGATTTACCAAGCGACTGGCGACCCTACAATCGCTGCCGGTTGGGACACAGGAACGCCGCTAGGTATCCAACGGGGATTCTACTTCACGAACCTACAACCGTGGGAAGACACCTTAGTCGCCGGTAAGCAAGATGGTATCTTCACATTCAACCAAGCGGGCCGGGAAATCCCCCTGTTCCCTGGGTTGCAGAAATCCACTGACTATCTAAACGGCGCAAGTATGAAGGCATACGGCACCGAACTATGGGCTCAGGTAGGCCGCAACGGTCTGTGGAGGTACACCGGACAGTGGGAGAATGTCAGCCCTGCGGTGACCATCCCAGCGGCTCCTTGGCTGACTGGCGTACTCGGTGAGATTGAGAGCGACCACGACTGGGTGTACGTCGTTGTTGGCAGCCCTGACAATGTGTACCAGATTACCCCTGTGGCAGTCACATCAACAGTGCGTGCTGGGCAATTCTTCCTTCTCGCTGGCCGGGTGCAGAATACAGCAGACGGCTCACGGGTAGCTTGGCACTGTATTGCCGAGGGATGGACGAACTACCTAGACGCAATACCGACGATAGCTCTGAGGCATTCAACGATCCCCAGGCGGCGGCTTTACCTTGGGCGGCACCTCTCGACGTACAACAACAACACTGCTACGACTGAGCAGTGGGGCTACATCGAACTGCCGACGAGTTCCGCTGCGCCACTAAACGGGACGGCACGGGCTGATACCAATTATACGTTCCGCCTAGATCAAGAGACGATCCTCGAAACCCCGTGGATTACCTTCGGCTTCCCAACGCTGCCCAAGTCGATGCTCCGTGCTGAGATCAATGCGTTCCTTCCAGCGAACACCCAACTGAAAGTCTACTACGCGGTGAACACACTCGGGAGCACCAGTATACCTGAGAACTTTACCGGGTATACACAGCTTGGAAGTACCATTGATTCAACGACGACCCCGGTTTCTAACGGTGGGTCCAGCCTTTACAACCTGAAGTTCCCACCATCGACTGCGGGCTCTGTAGAGAACATGTACCGGATTAAATTGCGCTTCGCCTTGAGAACGACCTCAGCCAGTGTAACCCCAATCCTGTATAGCTTCGGCCTGTTCGCTGTTCCGAATTTCAAACGTCGAAGAGTTATCACGGCGACGGTCCCAGTTAGTCAAGGTCTACGAAGTCGCGGTGGCGGCAGACTCACCTCGATGACTGCCCAGCAGATTCGTGACCGCATCGAGAATGCTAGCAGGGCAACGACGCCATTGAAGATCATCGGTCCAGATGGGGGCGCTCTGCGGGTGCGCCTAATCGATTATAGCTACGGTCTCGCCAAGATTCGGTACACCGTGGATGGGCCACACGAGCACTACGATTGGGTGTACAACCTGACCTTCCAAGAAGTCTCGTATGAGTAAGTACGACGACATCCGTGAGGAGATTCTTCAACCGGACATCAGGGGGAACGGCTTCAACAAACTGGCCGAGGGCGTACGCCACTTCTGGGATGACACACTCAAGCGTATGCGCCTTATCGGGTATAACTCCAGTGGGGCTGTCCGCGCTGAGTTCATTGACGGGGGAATCCCAGGAGACTACCTCACTTCAGGGACGGTTACCAGTACACAAATTGCAGCCTCTGTCGCAGGGGATGGCCTAGTAGGTGGGGGCGGCTCTCCATTAGCAGTTAACCCTGACGGCAGTACACTGGAAATTGCCAGCGACCAAGTGAAGGTCAAGGCGTCTGGGATCACTGCTACTCAGATTGCTACGTCTGTAGCTGGTAGCGGCCTCGCTGGTGGTGGTGGTACAGCGTTGTCTGTCAACGTCGATGGTACAACGCTTACCATTGGCGCTGACACATTACAGGTACCAGACGGTGGGATTGGTGCAGCGCAGATAGCAGCAGCAGTTGCGGGGAACGGCCTCACTGGTGGCGCTGGCTCAGCATTGGCTGTTGGTGCTGGTTCAGGGATCACTGTCAATGCAAATGATGTAACCCTAGCAGAACACGACCACACGTTCCACACAAACCAAGGCCGTCGTCAAGCAGTGTGGGGGCCAGAGATCGGGCTGTTCAGTGGTGCTCCAGACTACGCGCGTCGGGGCACGAACGAACGCTACCGCGCATGGGCGTTCGATGCTGCCGCGAACGAGGCCGTGATCTTCGAGTGGACACCACCCGTCGATTACGTGGCGGCAACGGCGGTCACGTTCAAGCTGATCTGGACCAACCTGGGCGCGGGTGCGGGGAACGTGGTGTGGCGGCTGTTCGTAAGTTCGGTCGCGGAGACCGGCGACATGAACTCCGTGGCGAGCGAGGCCAACGCGAGCGACACGGTGGCAGCTCCGGCGCAGAACGTGTTGAAGATCACCAACCACAGCCGAACGGTCACCCCGGCGGCGAGCGACATCGTGCGTGTGCTGGTCCAGCGCGTTGCCGCTGACGCCGGTGATACCTTGGCTAACGATGCAGGTCTACTCGGTGTGTGGGTTGACTACACGGCGAACATGTAAATGACACCAGAGACCATTTGGGCCGCCCTCACTGCTGCCATCGCCGCGCTCTTCACAGGTCTCACCGCTATCGGTAGGTCCTACCTTAACGACGTGAAGGACCAGCGCAACCACCTCCGCGATAAGATCGTTGACATCCTGGCGAAGCAGGCGGATACCCAGAAGGTCCAAGCGGACATGCTTGAGGCTGTGGTTGACACGGCGAAAGAGGTCAGCGGGAAGCTCGACAAGGCGATCCGGGAGATTGAAGAGTTACAGCGTGAGCAGACTAGGAGGGACCGTGAACGTCCCCGTTGAGGTATGGGCGTTGGCACTCTTTGCAATGACGATGATTGGACTCGGGCTGTTCGTCTACGCTTTTGTGCGGCGTAAGCCAGACCTAATCCCCGATGAAAAACTCGATGCGGTTGAAAGGAAGACCAACCTCACCGCTTGGAAACTACGCAATATGCTCGAAGGTGAGAGGATGGTGCGCCGGTGAGAGACCGAATCAGAAACTTAGGTTGGTTCTGGCCGCTGTTGGTAGTGTTCGTTGCACTGTCCTACGTGATAGCTGCGAACCCTATTGTCCTCTATGAGACAGCGACAGTGGGTGAACTCATCTGGACGGCGCTAGCCCTTATTGGTGTCGGCGCGAACTGGCTACAGGCGATTCAGGCGTCGAACGACATGGAATTCCTCGTGAACAATAGTCTCAATGGGGAACTGCTGCGCAACGCAAAGGGCCGTAAGCGTGCTGCTGTCAGTGAGGCGTTTGCAAAGGGCTTCTTCGGTTTAGCTGGTGCGTTGGCGTTGGCAAGCCCTGGTACTGCAACACCGACGATAGCAACAACGATGATTGTAGGATCGCTGCTTGCTGGGGTTACTGTCCTCACTACACGGACTATTGATCGTATCGTCGAGCGTGCACGCGAGATGGGGACGATCAGGCTCTAGTTGTAGATCGGCACGACCACTGGCATCTGAATCACCGACCTGAGGCCACACACTGGACAAACCCCTGCACCTTCCATCGGTTCATCGCCGTGGTACTCACCCTCGGCGGGGCACCTGATACAAAGCACTGGTGCCGCGTAGTGCCCGCAGATGGGGTTGCGCTCGTCGCCGTTGAAGATGTAACTCACTCAGACAACTCTTCAGCCTTCGTCTTGAGCTTGCGGCCTTGGCGTTTCTGTTCACGTAGCCAAGCTCTACGTTGAGCACGGTTCATACCCTCTAGTATAGGAACTTCTTCTGCTTCAACCAGAACGTAGTGAGGCTTCGCTTCCTCGAATGGTTTGAGGTCGTGAGGATTGTAGGGGTTCATAGTACCTCGAAGTCGAGATTCCAGTCTACGGTCATCCCACACTCGTCGCCCCAACCGTACTGCCAACGCTTCACGCGCTCTAGGGGCCAGCCGCCGAAGGAGAAGTCACGCCAGGCATCTGCAACCGTTGGGTGCGTTGATGGCTTCCCACTGTAGTTGGCGAACCACAGGTCATAGGCGACGAACTGACCGTCGAACTCGAAGGTCCAGTCCCCAGTGTAGATGCCGAAGTCCACACCTGCCCGCTTGCATACGCCGATAGCCTCGATGATCCCCTCGAAGCTGGGCTCGTATCCGCCGTGTCGTTCAACGTCGATCCAGAACTTGCGCACAGGGAACCGCTGGCAGATGTCGATGACGTTCTGGAAGCGGCCATCGGTAGTCGTCGTGGGCTCGCCGTAGACCTCTAGTGCGTAGCCCTTGTTGACGACTTTGAGCATCTGCTTACGGGCAATCTCAGCTTGGAACGGGTAGACACCGACTGTGAATATCCTTGCCTGATCTCGATAAAGACAATCGAGAATGTCAGGATTGAAGTCGCCCTGCCAATTGGAGAAGTCTACTGAGTAGAAGTGTTGGGCAGCCCCAGGTGCAGGTGGTGGCGGCTCATCCGGTGGTACCTGCAAGCCCACCATCGGGAGGTAGTTGATGCCTCCAGCTTCGGTGTACGTGACGAGGTTGCGCTCACCGACAGCGAGGCCAAGGAGGTTCCCTTGGTCATCGTGGAGATCGACCTGACCTACAGTTGGTTGGTCACCGAGGCCCTCTAGTGCTTTGCGTAGACCCGATCCGAGGTTGAATGCCATGTGTAGTCCTATCGTGCGTGCGAGAGTAGCGTAGCGATGATGTAGACGATGCAAGCGCCGATAATTGCAATGTCACGAACAACTGTCAAGTCCATTAGAAGATACCCCCATCTAGTATTGATTGCATTGCAGCGATGGTCTGCTTGAGCTTGAGGTTCTCCTGCCGAAGGACCATCACTTCGTATTCGAGTTCGTGCTTCTTCGTGCCGAGGATTTGCACGAGGGACTGTTCGAGTTGGACCTCCTCGTCACTTGGCGTCATCGGGTAGTTCCCCCAGTTCCTTGTGGCACACGCAGACACAGACGTAGGTGATCGTCCCTTCGAGGTTGATCCTTCGACATAGACCGTGCTCTTCGCTACGGCATTGGGGGGAGATGTCGTGTTTGATAGTCATCGCCAACCATACTCCTGCCCCCAGAATTTGAACCAACCCTGCTTCTCATCAACTCTAATGAAGTCAAGTTGGGGTAGTTCCCAGCCAGCGGGGTCAATCTGCGCGTAGCCAAACCCACTGTGCCAATCGGTAGTGTCGGCATCGTTGTACCACTGTGCGAGGTCTCCGAGGACACCGCATTCCTGCCAGACTTGGCGGCTAGCGAACGTCCTGCGCTCGAACCTCGTCGCCTTATGGGTATGCCCGGACATCCCATTCATACCCCAATCCTCAGTCAGGAGGTTCTTCGCTGAGGTCGCGCCAACTCGGTTACCGTGGGTAAAAACAACGTTCCCTCGGACAAGCCCTCGCCCGTATGTGCACCACTGATCCACGTAGGGTCCGAACCCCAGCCAATCAGCATAAGGAACTTCCTCCGTGCCGAACAGGTCGAGCAACACGCTGGCATTGTCAACACAGTAGTCGTACATCCTTTGCTCGTGGTTGCCGAGGGTAAACCAGATTTGCTTCGGGTCTTTCTTCGACTTCAGCATACCATGCAGTGGCCCCCAGAACTCCTCGATGCTGGACTTCACGGTGTCCATAGTCTTCATCAACATGCGGGGGTCTTTGCGGTAGCGGCTGAACTGGTCCAATGTGTACAGGTCACCCAGTTGAACTACGTTGGGCCGCCGATCCTCGATGAGCCTGAAGATTGCCTTGAGTGCAGGTTTGTTATGCCTTTCCCAGTGAATGTCTGGAAGTACCAGCCATTCTTCGATCACGCCGCCCCTACTTTTGCTTCAGCGTAGTCAGCAAGGCAGGCCCAGTCACAGAATGCAAGGCCTTCCCCCTCTGTGTAGATAGAAACATTACCGAGATGCTGTTTCAGTTCAGTACCACACTGGTCACAGAAGTATTTGATTGCCACGGGTTAGACCTTCGGCTCATTCACCACGACGGTGGTATGCGTGGTATCCGGGGGGTTCTGCGCTTCGGCCCGGTCAACCAGCCCTTCGATCAGGATGTACACCGCTGCGACTGCTGCACCGATCACTGCCTTCGACTGCGGGTCAAGTGGTGCGATCAGCGTCGTGATGAACGCTACGACCGCGACCAAGAACTTACGACTCGTCAGGCGGATCAGCAGGTTTGTCAGAATCTCGCTTGCGCTTGGAGTTAGGTTTGGCGACATTACGTTGCTCCTTTGTACTCAACTCATACAACCGGAATAACCAGTCGAGAAACTGGCTGTCTGAATTATAGGTGAACACGGGAACGAAGTCAAGTTGCAATCGGCAGATGATCCGCTGGACTTTATCGTAGTCCCAACCCGTCAACTTCTGTTCCGTTGGGAGGTAGACCTTGCCGTCCATGTTGCTGCTGATCGGTGTGGTGATGCAGATAAATGCTCTGGGGAAATCCTCCCTTAGGCGTCGTGCCTGGGACCACATGCGACCATCCCTCAGTGAACCGAGGAAGTCACTGCCGGTCTTCCGTTCGACGGCGATCTGTGGGCTCTCTAACATCCACTGAGGTTTGTCTGCGGTCCAAACAAAATCCCCGGTGTCCAGCTTTTCAACTGTGACATCGGGGAAGCGAGATTGAATCTCTGTGATAATCGACGCAGGTTCACGCCTATCGACTTGGATCACCTTGTCTGTAACACCACAATGGCAGCACAGATAAAGCTTACGGTAAGAAGGTGCATCCACTCAGACCAGTTTAAGTCACTCTTGAGTTCGTCAACCTGCCGTTGGAGTGAGTTAATCTCTAACTGTAGGTGCTCGATGTCTTCACTCATCACCCATCCACTGGTACTTATGCAACCGCCCGGTCTTGATGTGCTTCACTAGACCCTCCGCGACTAGGCCGTCGTTACCATTCCGACCGTTCAGTATAGCAGATACGTTCCGCTCACTGGTCTTCACGCCCTTGCTCACCATGAGGTCGAACAGTTCTTTCACGTTGAACTGCACGCCGTCGTGTTGTTCGAGGATGTGGAGGAGTTCATCGGTGACTGCTCCTCGGCTATCCACCAATTCAAAGACTCCATTATCTGCCAACCCAATTTGGACTGGTCCCATTGGAGGTGCGTTCCTAAGGATAAACTCGACGGTGACTGATAAGGGATTGTAGCCACTGAGAGCCATAATCGAGCTAGGCCATCGTCCCCATACCCCACTGCCAGATGACTTTTGGCTGCCTCTACGGAACTGCGTGTCTTGGTTGTCCTTCGCATTGTGGTGAACAAATACGAAAGCCCTGCACCAAGGCATAATGAGAGAGCGTATCTGGCGAATGACTTCACGGGATGCCTCGTTGTCGTTCTCGTTCTTGGTGTGATACTGGTAGAGGGGGTCGAGGATGAACAGATCGGGTTTGAATGTTTGGGTGAGTTCGACGAGGTGTTCGTGCTCATCGCTGGCTGCCGACCATTCGGTCCAGCTAAGCATCGTGAAGTTCTCGCCGCTATTCTCGGGGAAGTTCCTCCCCATTTGTAGCGACCACTCTTCAGCAATGCTGGGATGGTTCTCTAACTGGAAGTAGAAAACCTTGAGGGGCTCAGGCACGGCGAACCCCAGGAAGTCGGTACCACTTGCCACACACCACGCGAGTTGCGTTGCAAGGTGGCTCTTGCCCACTTTCTCAGGGCCAGTGATTTCGAGTACGCCGCCTTCTTGAATGAGGCCGCCACCAATGATGTCAACAGGCGGGGGGAGGGGATTAGCCCTCGCCTCCCGCATGTTGCGTAGGGTGTACGGCCAGACCCTACTTTCGTCAGGCACACGCTGGCTTATGCGTCGGCGCTAGCAGGGTCGAAGGGGGTGTACTTGAAGTTCTCGGCGGTCTTGAGTTCGCCGGTCTGCTTGTCGGTGTACTCCCGCTCGATGACTTCGACGTTGAGTTGCCGCCCAGCGTACTGCACACCGGGGATGCCTTCCTTCTTCAACGCCGCGAACTCCGCCTCACTGAGACCCACCGCATAGTTGATCTGCGCGAGTTCCTGTGACGCACGCTCGTTGGGCATCCACAGGGTTCGGTTGATGAAGCGCCCGTCCTTGGGGCCGCCGAGAATCTTGAAGCCGAAGCTCAGGCGGAACTGCCCTTCCTTCTCGGTCTCCGCTTCCTTGGGCTCGTTCTGGATGACGACGCTGAACTTGCCTCGGGGGTTCTCGCCGTAGCGATCCTTGACGTTTCCGAGGGCTTCTGTTGGGATCAGACCTGGCATGTTAGTTGTGTTGTTCCTTGATGTTTGAGGTATGTAGATGCGTATTCTATTGTGGTGGGTCTACCTCCTGAGACCAAGTTGCTGCAAGGTAGCAAGGAGTGTCTCTGGCTCGTCGTTCTTCACTTCGATCTTTTTGGGAACGCCTTTGGGAGCCTTGGCAGAGAAGTCCTTGCCACTGACCATGTGCAATGTATGATACGCCGAGTCCTCGCCACGCGCAATGTAGCGGGCTGAGATGTCTACGGCAGCGGGGAGACGGCCCTCGGTGGCGAGCTTACCTGGGACGGCAGCCATATAGTTGTACCGCATACGGTCATCTTGACGGTACTTCTCCAAGGCGGTCATCAACGTAGGGAGGCCCAGCACCTTGAAGCCACGGACCAAGTTGAGTACGTCCTTCAGCGACGTGCGGTAAACCTTGTACCCGTCTTTGTCACCGTCCTTCGCCCGCATCTTCGGGGAGTCTTCAAGGTCATCGACATGCATGTCTGTAAGTTCGGTCATGCTGTCAATAACAAGGGACTGGGGCTTAAAGCCGAGCACATCCTTACCAGCCATCAGGTCGTTGTAAAGCTGGTTTAGGTCACCGAGTTCGTCAATGATAGCGAACTGACCACCGTTGGCCTCGACCCTGGCGCGGATCATCGGCGGCACCTTGTTCTCTACGTTGATGTAGAGGGGGGCTTGCATCTCAGCAGCCAAGCTGGACTTGCCTACACCTTCACGGCCCCAGATGAGTGCGGTGATCCCCTTGGATTCGAGTTCGTCGTCAGTCAGGATTCTGAGTGTCATTTACCATCCATGTCTTTTCAACGATGCCCGCTGCTTGATTGTAGTCGAAAGTGTGGCGCTCCATGAGGTAGCACACATCACCTGACCAGTGAAAAACGTGGGCTACTCGATACCCCCTACTTGCCCACTCATGCACTTCAGTAAGGCTGTAAACCTCTTTGTACTCATAGTGGTTGATAATCATGCAATAGCCCGCCGTGCCCACATCATTGACTCTTCGAGGGCCGTCATAGCGAGGGAGCGTTCGCGCTTGTTATCGAGGTTGAACTCTAACCACTCCATTGTCCTACTGTAGTGGTAGGCCATCTCCAAATACTCTTCCAGCTTATGCTCTGGTATCTCTGACTCAGCGATACGGGGATGAAGCATTACGCTCTCCTTAACTCCTTAGACTTGTGCCACTCACTACGCAGCCACTCTTCTGCTGCCGGTCCGCTGTTCCACTCGCTTTCGCATAGACCGTAGAACTCACAGTTGCGGATGCACGACGTGTCATCCCGGTAACTTAGTGGGTTCGGTGTCTGCAACGCGAGGTCGATCCCTGCGTCTGCCATCCGGTGTATCTCATCGACAACAGTGAGCATCATCTTACCAAATCGGCGGGTGCCCGCGATGGACTTGTGAATGATCTCCCGTTCGATGAGGTCGGTTGCGTGCTTCGGCCTGCGATCACGACCATTGAGCGGACCTTTCTTCACAGCGATCCACCAGATGGCGCTCAGGTCGAAGTGCGCTTCGTAGCAGAGCCAGGCGTAGAAGGCGAGTTGGAAGTCCAAGCCAAGCCGCTCGTGCTCTAGCTTGCCGGTAGTCTTGTTTTCAACCAGTACCCATCCGGCAGGTGTTTCAACCAGGAAATCGAGCGTCCCCTGAACTGTGTCGCCATTTGGGAGAGGTACTGTGAGGGTAACTTGCTCTTGGATCGCCGTAACTTCCGGGCAGTTGATGTCCCACCAGTTCGCCCAGAGGTTGAAAAGGGGTTCGAGAAGGTTCCTCTCTTTATCTGGGAGCGCCGCAACCGTCTCACAGTCCCATGAATCGACAGCAACTTGGAGCGCCTTGTCATGGGAGGCTCCATCAACATACCGACTGACGGCGTATTCTTGCTGTGCCAGATCAAATAGGCTCCCAAAGATGAGAGCCGTGCCCTTCCTTGTGTCATCGCCTATGCCTTCGAGTTCTTTGTAGAAGTATTTCCTGCGGCAGTGGAGGAATGTTTCGATGCCGTGGCGGGTGTGAATCAATAGATGTACACCTTACCCCACTCATCGGTTTCAACCCAGATGTCATAACCTTCCCAGAGATCGATACACATGACTTCTTGGATAACCGTGTCGTCGGAGAGACCCTTCTCCTCGACCCTTCGTTTGAACTCCCCCCAGGTCATGCTTCACCGCCGCAGTTTGGTGTCATCGAGTCCTCCTAATCTGAAAATGCTAACCCGGCTAAGATAACTATGAAGAGTGTGATTGCCCCTCCAATGAGGCACCACGCAGCAGCTAGAACATCAATCGTAATCACAACAGGGTCCATCGACTACTCCCAGTGCTCCGAGACCTTCACATCCACAGGGCACGGTACCCCACAGATTTGGTCCCACATTGCTTCCTTAATCTCAGCGACCTTGTTGTCAACCAGTTCGGTGGGAACGTAGATCATCAGCGAGTCGTGTACAGACATGACGATCTCGATGTCGCTGATCTGTATCGCCCGCAGCATAGCACGCTTCATCAGGTCTGCGGCTTCCCCCTGGGCTACCTCGAAGTTTACACCTTCACGGAGGGCTTCAGCAATGAGCTTCGGGTCGTGGCTATGGATGTTCGGGAAGTACCGGCGACGGCCCATCATGGTCTCGGCGTAGCCACGGGTCAGGATGTTCGCTTTTACGGTGTCGATGTAGGCGGCGGCATTGGGTAGGTTGGCCCTAAACTGCTCCTGCAAGATGCGGGCTTGGTCAACGGTGATGAAGACCTTCTCTACTGCTGCTGACTGTTGAATCTTGTGGGCCTCAGCACCGTAGAGGGTTCCATAGATCAGGGTCTTCGCTAACTTGCGCTCTAACTCAGTGACCTGCCGTCCGTACAGTTGCTCAGCAAAGGCACGGTGGATATCCCGACCTTCACGGAAAGCGTTGATGAGGTAGGGTTCCTGTGCCTTACCCGCCAGCACCCGCAGTTCCAATTGGCTGTAGTCCGCTTCAACGAAGAGCATCCCCGGTGGAGCTATGAAGATGCTGTGGAAGCGGGGGTCCTTTGGAATGTTCTGCATGTTCGGGTTGCTGCTGCTGAACCGCCCCGTCGAGGTGCCCTCTTGGGTCAACGTGGCGTGGATACGTCCGTTGTCTGCTGATCTTCGATACAAAGCATCTACATAAGTTGACTTGAGTTTGGCTGCACGGCGGTAGTCCTGTATGAGCTTCGCCAGTGGGTGGTCAATCCCGTTCAGGATGTCCTTGGTAACAGCTAGCTGTCCTGACTTGGTTTTCTTGCGTAGTGAGATACCCGCCGTCTGCAACACCCTGACCACTTGGTCATGGCTGTTTGCGTTGAACTCCGGGTCACCAACGATAACTCGAAGCCGGTCAAGGGCATCCAGAGCGTCCCTTTCAAGCGTCTGTCCCAATCGTGATAGTACCTCACGGTCAACCTCCATACCACGCTCTTCAATGAGGATCACCACGGGGAGGATACGTTCTTCCAGCCGTGCAACCTCTTCGGGTACCTGACCTTGCTGTTGCCAGTGGAGGTACAGCCGCAAGGTCATGTCGGCGTCAGCACAGGCGTACTCGTAGTACTCCCAGGGATCGACCCCCTCTAAACTCGCTTCGGTTGCAGCTTCTTTGAAGGTGGTCATGCGGATGCCCAACTCACTGAGGGCTAGGGCCTTCAGACCTCGGTGGGGTTTCTGCAACTGAGTAGCACGAAGGTAGGTGTCTCTGATGTCTAAGCTAAGTAGATCATCCTTAGTAAACCAGAGTAGTTCCTTCAACTTGGGGATGTCAGTCTTGCCGTAGTGAAACACCAACGGGACATGCTTCAGGTACAACATACAGATGTCAGCGATCACCCCCTTGTGTGTAACGTACCAGCCTTTTCCGGGGAGTGGTGCAATAGACATACCGAGTAGGGTGCCATCGGGGAGGTATTCAGTGTCGATGCCTACAGGAAGGTTCTTAGCAAAGACGTACTCCAAGTCATCGTACATATCCTTGAAGTTGTTGTGCATGTTCCAGCCACGGATGAGTTGGTAGTACCCATCTGGGCGTGCTTCACCGAACATCAGCCCCTTCAACGCGCGCAGTTCATCCTCGAAGATCGGCAGATACTTGTCGAGCCCCATCCGCAACACCCAAGCCGGATGATGCAGGATGAACACGTCTACGTCATATTTCTCAGAACGACGGACGGTCCCTGCTTCGGAGTTGATCTTACAGTCACGTCCAAGGAAGTGTTGTGCCGCAGTTCCACCAACAGCAACGACCAGACGAACACGAGGCGGTTGAAGCAGAGGTCGCATGTACAGATCGGTGCAGGCATCGGACTCCTTCTTCTTGGGGGCTGGGTTGCCGGGACCGGGCCAGCATTTGACGAGGTTGGTGATCCATACGTCGCGGTCGGAGTCGATGCCGATGGCTTTCAACCCCTCGCTCAGCAGCACCCCGCTATCACCGACGAATGGTAGCCCCTGGCGGTTCTCATCTCTGCCTGGCCCCTCGCCTACGATCCATACCGGGGCATCAGGGTTGCCTCTGCCCCAGACTGACTGATCGCGGTGGACGTGGAGGGGGCAAGCAGTGCATTCAGCGGCAGTGCTCCTCAACCTTGTCCAAGAATCCGAAGACAGAGTTGTGTCGATTGCATTTGCAGCAGACTCGGATTCGAGGGGTCCGTTTAACGGTGCATCCACAAGGATAGGTGCGCTCAATGATGTCCTCTAGTTCTCGTAGGTGCTCATGATGCTCACAGAACAGACGTTTGAAGAACTCTTTGACTTTAGTTAGGGATGCTGCCACGGAGGTACCCTTTCTGGTGGATCGCCCGTGGGTCATTGGCTGCCCACGTTACGCGCTCGTAGACGCTGTTCCCCATGATGATGTACTCGTAGAACCTTGTGATCCCGAGGTCTCTGTCCCGTGGGTCAGTCGGCTCGAAGGGTTCGCGTTTGATATCTAACACTTGACTATCCTTACCTGTATTGCTGCCAAACGCAAAGCCGCCTATATACCGTTTGGCGTCTATTATGGCGTCTATTGCGGACCCTGCCCACCGCCGTAGTGCGCGGTGGATCAGCATGGGGCGAAATCCTTGCTTCTAAAGGCCGGTACCACCTTCAGTGTCCTCACAGCGTAACGAAGCCCAACGTGAGGCACACCGTTATGGAACCTGGGGCACTCGACAATGAGGTCGAGGATCGTGTGCTTCTGAGAGATGTCCATCGTACCGCCGACCTTGTAATCGCAGAGGCATGTGAAGTTGTAGCCTTTGGGCCAACCCTGACCACCTCCCGGCCAAGGCTGAACGTCCATCTCCCTCCAGAACAGCACCGTGTCTTCCGCGTCGTGTGGTGCGAGGCCCTTCGTGGCTTCGCGTTCCCAGGGTTTAAACTTCATCGACATCCTCATTGATAACATCCGCTTTGTAGGTAGTGACGAGTTCGTAAACTCCCCAGCTACCGCCACTGTCCTGTGCCTTAATCCATGCTAACTGTTGAGCGTGGTCACGAGTCTCCTGCCGATAAGCAGCTTGCTCCCTAACCACTGTCCTTTGCTCACCCCTAATCCTAGACACCAACCAATGTTTCTCCATCATCATCCTCCGTTCCATATTCTTGCTGATCCGCGATGATTGCCAACCGTATGCACACGATAAGCCCGATGAGTGCGCCCCAGCCAATGAGTAGGGCCGTTACTAGGTGTTCCATCAGTTACTCCTCCCCGACCACAACCCACCGAGCGCATGTTTCGGACAGCGGACATCAAGGTCAGCGACGGCCATCTTCGCCGGGAGGTCAACCTTCACCTGGCATCCGTGGTAGCCGCAGGTGTAGGACTTGGTTGGTGGCTTGGGTTGCTTCATCGTTGGGGGAGTCCCTTCACTGGCTCGAAGTAAATACAACGACGGCACTGCCTCTCGTACTTACGATCCTTGCTGTAGTAGATATCCCACGAGTGGTAGACACAACGCCCGTTAGGGAAGGTAAGACCATCAGGCATCTTGGCGATGAGAGTAGGTGCCTTCTCAACTCGTGTCTCGTAGGTCCACTCCCAATCACTCATCGTCAAGTTCCTCGTCGTCGAACTCAACCGTCATTCCCATAGTCTGAGTGAACTTAGTGCCAGCTTTCCAGTCGATCTCCTCGCCGGTCTCAACACGTCCAATAGCGTACTGGAGTGCGTTGACCTCACCTAACATGGCTTCCGCGTAGACGGCGTTGCTAATCTCCGCTGCGTCGTGGAATGCCTCGAACGTTTGTTGCAGACGGTCGAGCAGCGCCGCTCTGACTACACGATTGATGATGAAGTTCGTCGCCTCTGGACCCTTCGTACTGGTGACACTCATGACTGGTGGCTCAGCGTCTTCAAGGCAGCGCGGGCCATTGCTTCGTGGATGTTGCTGCCATAAGCAGTAACAAGGTTCAGTGAATTAGCGCCCTTAACGTCGTGGATGTAGGCGTTTGCTATCTGTGGACCATTACTGGTGACATAGCCGAGGGTTACTGAGTGACCCTTCCCATGGAAGTGGTTCACTAGGTGGTCAGTAACAACACCCCAAGGTAGCTTGCCATATGGCCCATAGGTTGGAATGTGCTTATCAAGTTGACGAAGCAACTCCAAGACATCCATCGCGTCGATCTCCTCATCCGTGGGGTACTTCGATTTCAACTCACCCACAGGCGGAAGATTAGACGCTGACTCTACACGGCGGACGAACTTCCTAAGCATCTCGAACTCGTTAGCGTCGATATAGGGCACGGTGACCTCCTGAACTGAACTTGCCCAACGATACCGCCAGTGGTATCGCATTTCCATGCTACGTCCTAGACGGTTATTGCATAAGCGTAACAGCCCTCCATTATGGTAAACTCCACTATGGCACAACCGATACCCCCTGGGGGATGGCCCAGAGAGATGATCGTCCCAAGTACAGGCCGTGGGTTGGTCGTCCGCTGCACCGCGCAATCGAAGAGGAACCAGCGGCAGTGCATGTCTCCTGCGACGAAGCTGAGCCTCGAACGAGAGCGGCCACTGTGTCGTACCCACGGCGGGGCGACGAAGAAGAATAAGACCCGGCATCTCGTCGGCGCGGCGATCAAAGGCGGGCCGCAGACTGACCCCAAGACTGATACGAGTAAGGACACGATGGCTATGGCTAGTAACAAGTACGTTCCTCGGGACATCGCTGAGCGGATCGCCAGACTGCAATCTGACCCCAGGTTGATGGATGTGACGAGCCAGGCGGCGCTTATCAAAGGGGTTCAAGAGCACATCCTTGAGCGGGTCAACGAGGGTGAGGACGTAGAGGTCGCTGAACTGACGGCCACTGTTACGCAGTTGGCGAAACTCGCAGAGACCTACAGTGCAATTCAGAAGAACAACTCCGAGATGATGGAACCGGAAAGGTACATCGCGGGGTTCCGCCAACTGGTGCTCCAAGCGCAGAAGGCATTTGCGATCTTCCGTGGTGGGGCCAGCCGGGTCATCATGGATAACGTAAAGGACGAAGCCCTCAGAACATTGCTGCTTGAGGGCCTCGACGATGAGCATGACCAGGCGCTACGTGATCTTGCGCAGATGGTTAAGCAGGTGGGGGAGCGTCAAGGTTTGCCTGCTGCATCACCGTGAGGAACGCCTTCACGCGGTCGAGTGCGCTGGCGTGGACCGTGAGCCACGGCGTTTCCGTGTGCTCGCCCACGAACCAGTTGAGCCGCTGGATGTACTCGACGCGCAACGCCTCCGGCAGCGCCGCCTCCATCTCGTGCGCCGCGTTCAGGTCGGTGGAGGGCGACCACTTAGGCCATCCCAGAAACTTCGTTACATCGTTGCGTTTGAATAGCCCTAGCCGTTCCTGCCACTCCTGCGGCAGGTGCTCAGCCACCAGCACGTCCGTCTCAGGACCTGCCGTCAGCGCGGCGATTTGTTCAGGAGTCATTCTGACTTCTCCAACACCCTCTTAATGTCCTGTAGATCGTGGTGAATGTCAGTCAGCCTCGCAACGATTCTCATCAGCACATCAAGAAGCGGCTGCACGTTGATGTTGATTTCGGTTTCACTCATTGCGTCCGCTCCAGCGCCAGCCGCGCCACCTGCTGCATGAGGTCGGCCTTATCAGTGTACCGACGCGGCTCGGGCAGGTCATCGCGGACACTCAGCCACATCTCAACCGCCTGCCCTCGCCAAATCAGCCGCAGCGCCTCATCCTTCTGACGCTCACGCTCAAGTGCTTCCTCTAACTGTCTGATGATTTCGTCTCGGTCATTGTGGGTCATCGCAATACCTTATGCAATCGGCACCTCGCACACCGCACATGCTGCCGGTAGTCGATGAGGTCTTCGTAGAGTTCCCAAGTGGGGTGCTGGCAGTCGTAGATGAGCCAGCCGTCGAGGGGGCGCTGCTCGGTCGTTGTTATCATCAGTTTACCCTCTCGATCAGTTGCGGCTCAACGGTCGGGTACACCACGCGCTGGCTCTCGCTCCGCTGTAGGTACAGGTCGAGGCACCGCTGGCAGCTTACGTCGTCGTCGGTACCCTTGCCGATGATCACGGGCCATAGCAGTTGGTTAAGGTGGCGCTCCATCGACCAGGCGTACTTGCAAAGCGTTGTGAACGTCTGGTGCTTGAGTCCGTAGTGCATCCGGTGCATGATGTGGGTCTTACCGCCGTTGCGGGGCTTGGCGATCATGCCGACGTGTGTAGGGTTACTCATTCGTACCACTTCCTCATGTTCTCAAAATAGGTGATGCCTTCGCCGTACCCAAGGTCACGCAGGATGATGCACATAGCTGCATCAGCCTGAACATGTGAATAGGCCGGGTCGCGTTGAGAGGCGATCCGCTCCATTGCTTTGGCAAACTCTTCCGGTGTCATTGTCTCATATTCCATTGGTTTCTCCTGTGCCGTAGCGCCTTGCGTTGCGTTCGCGGTCGAGTTCAGCCAGTTCATTAGCCCTGATGGTCTGTTTGGCTACCACATTCTCATACCGTTCGGACCACATGTCGGCTTGGAATTGATAGTCCTTCGCATATTGACCTGTCCAATCGCGGAGCATCGCCAGTTCGTCTAGCTCAGCCTCCAACGCTTCAATCTGCGCCGTCAGTTGGTCGTCGGTCATGTCAGCCTCCCTAGTAGTCATCACGGTACCTATCGGGGTCCGGTCCCTCGTTCCAGTAGTTGTATTCGTAGCTCTCGTACGATTCGTGGTCAATGCCCAGCGCGGTCGCCAGTGCCTCTAGTTCTACTTGACCGGCGAATACCGTTGACCGCGCCAAGAACACGTTGAACAGCAGAGTGGTAGGTGATGGGGCATGCCCACTCCACAAACTGCCTCTGCTGTCGTCATCGTTTAGCAAAGCATCACTGATCGTATCCGCTAGGTCGCTGCATATGCTGTACCAGTCGAGAGAGCGCAGCCAGTCGTCGGTCAAGTCCGCAGCCTCATCGAACTGCGGATGCTCGATGCTCACGCCAGCGGGGTAGTTACTCATGCTTTCCTCCACAACGTGAGCTTGCCAGGTCGCTCACTGACCACTAAACCACGCTTCCGTAGATGCTGCACCGACCGCAGAGCCTCATACGTCCATAGTGGCGTACCCTGTTCGGCTAACCGTGTGCGAATGTCCTTAACAGTCTGCGGTTCGGTCGTCAGTACCCGCAGGACGTTGGCGGTGTTAGTCATTCCTCACCCTCTTGCATGGTCGTTACCTTAGTCAGTTCTACCGTGTAGCCCTCACCGTCGATCACTGGGCCAAACACGGTGTAACCCCAGCCCGCTTTGTAGGCGAGCGCCGCAAACTCTCGGGCATCCTCTCCCTCCTCAAAGTCGAATAGCATTGCATCCTCCTATCGTCGCTAATCTGGGCCGTCACGTAAGGCCGCAGCATAGGCCCCAGGAGCCGTGTATGGTCCCTGGGGCTAGTGCTGGGGTGCTACGCTTCGCCGTCTACAATCTCGGCCAGCATCTCGTCAAGCCGCTCGGTGTCTAGGCCGCTATCGTTCCACGCTACGCCGTCCGGGGTCTGGTAGGCGATAGCCCCACCACCACAATCCTCCCCGTATTGGCGCATGGTCTCTACCCAGCGATCCCATGAGCGTATGCGGTCCTCAGATACCAGACTGTAGAGTCCTTCATCGTTTTGTACCCACAGGGCTACGTTCCACGTTTCGTAGTTGGCCCATCCGTTGTAGCCGCGCTCGTCCTGTTCCACTGTTCGCGTTGTCATACCGTTCCTCCCTCAGTCGTTAACCTAGACCGCTTTTTATGCCGCGCCTGTTCCACCGTACCGGCTAGCGAAACTCTCAAACGTTCTAGCGAGATTCGCCATTGTCTGGGGAGTAACGGTGTAGTGCCACTCCCCGTCAGTTTGGTGGTAGTGCGTTTCGTGTAGCACGTTCTCAACTTCCGCTAGTAACGCTTGTAGCCGCTTATTACGTTCGCTCATTCCTGCACCTCCTACGGTCGTTAACCTAAGCCGTTACCTAATGGCCTAGCGCCAGAGTTTGTACCCTGGCGGCAGACCACTAAGTTAGTCTGCCGTGGCCGCTATCGCTTGCTAATGTCGTGGGGCGTCAGC